CGTTCCTTTTCTAACCCACAAAACACCTCGATCGCTCACGCTCAGACTGAATCGCTTTGATTAATTTACGAACAGGAGAGATCCTGAGTGATCCGATCTATTCAGGTTTAGGAGGTGTGCAAACTCCACGAATTCATTCAAAACTGACTGATTTACCTTCAAAAGGTCAAGACATGATCGACCTAGCCACCGAACTGGGCATCAACCTTATGGAATGGCAGCAGTATGTCTGCATTCATGGTCACAAAGTCAGACCGGATGGCAGGTGGGCTCATTCTGAACTAGGTTTAATTATGGCAAGGCAGCAAGGCAAGTCCACGCTGATGATGCTCCGGATCTTGACAGGAATGTTTGTGTGGGGCGAAGGATTACAGCTTGCCTCAGCTCATAGACTTACAACATCACTTGAAACCTTTAGACAAATCGTTGGCTTAATTGAAACAAATCCAAGACTTGAAAAGGAAGTAAAGAAAATCCGATGGCAACATGGCGCTGAGGAAATCGAATTGTTTGGCAATAGGCGATTTGTTGTAAAGGCTGCAAACAATGCAGCTAGAGGTTTGTCCAAACCCGAAACGATACATCTTGATGAGTTGAGAGAATACAAGGATGAGGATGCTTGGTCATCAATGCGTTATTCAATGATGGCTGCTAAAAATCCGCAGGTTTGGATCTATTCATCAGCTGGAGATCAGCATTCCGTAATCCTGAACAAATTGCGTGAGAGGGCATTGGCGTCAGCCACGACTAACGATCCGATTGGTTGGTTTGAGTGGAGTGCTGAACCCGATGCACCTATCTTGCTTCCGTCAGGTGAGATAAATTGGGATGCATTCGCTCAAGCCAATCCATCATTAGGAATTACAATTCATCCGGACAATTTAAAAGCAGTTATCAATGATCCGCCAGATATTGTGCGCACAGAGGTTTTGGCTCAATGGGTAGACACAATAAATTCAGCGATCGATGCACAAAAGTGGGGATTATGTCAGACCAATCCAATACCTTTAGATCCGGAAGCACCAACTTGGCTAGGACTTGATTTATCGCCTGATAGAAAATTTGGCGCATTAGTTGCAACTCAGAAATTACCAGGAGAAAGATTTAATTTAGTTTTGCTTCACACTTGGTCAAATGATTACAGCCTAAATGATTTAGCGGTTGCAAATGACATTGCTCCTTATGTAAGACGATATAACACTCAAACTGTGGCGTATTCCAAACGGACTGCACAAGCTGTTGCAAGTCGGCTAGTTCCGGCTGGAATACCCATAACCGACATGGATGGCGCAATCTATGCGGAAAGTTGTGATCGGTGGTTGGGCGCAATAAATTCCCATCGATTACAGCATGGGGGTCAGGAGGAATTGACCCAACAAACACTTTCAGCAGCCAAATTGCCATTTGGGGATGGCAGTTGGGTTATTGGAAGGCGTGCAAGCAGAGTGGCAGTTTGTGCAGCTGTCGCTTCCGCACTTGCAACCTATTTTGCGACACAACCTGAAACGGAGATTGATATTCAAGTCGGATAATTTGTATTTATGGTATATTATGTGCTAATGGGATTATTCGATCGATTTACAGCAAGATCAAATCAGCAAGCAAATCCAGTAGATGTTGCAGCTGCATTAGCACCTTACAACTCTCAGCAATTAGTTGGCGGAATTCTATTTGGAACTACAACCGCAACTCGTGAACAATATATGGCTATTCCTTCCGGTGCTCGTGCAAGAAATATAATTTGTTCAACAATCGGTTCATTACCACTTGAGCAATACAATCATTTTACAAATGAACATGTAAGACCAAACAGAGTAATCATGCAACCAGATCCAAGAGTTGCAGGATCAGCAATATATGCGTGGATCGCTGAGGACTTGCTTCTATACGGAGTTGCGTATGGAATGGTTATGGATGCTTATGCTGCAACCGATGCTTCAAGAATTCGTGCATGGACAAGAATTGCACCAAACAGAGTTTTTGCTTCACTAAATGGTAATTCAACCGAAATCGAATACTACACAGTTGATGGAAAGCGTGTGCCTCCATTTGGTTTGGGAAGTTTAATTGTATTTAATGGTTTAGATGAAGGAATACTAAATCGAGCAGGTCGCACAATTAAAGCAGCAGCAGAATTAGAAAAAGCAGCTGAGATGTATGCTAAAGAGCCAATGCCACAAATGGTATTAAAATCAAATGGCACAAATCTTACTCCAGAGCGAATTACAAAACTTTTAGAATCTTGGAGAGTGTCAAGATCAACAAGAGCGACTGCATTCTTAAATGCTGATGTTGAATTACAAGCATTAGGCTTTGACCCTGCTAAATTACAATTAAATGAAGCTAGACAATACTTGGCTTTGGAAATTAGCAGAGCGAGCGGCATTCCGGCAAGTTTCGTATCTGCTGAAACAACTAGCATGACTTATACCAACACTTTAGCCGAAAGAAAAGCATTAATTGACTTTTCACTTCGACCAATCTTAACTGCAATTGAGCAAAGATTATCTGCTGCGGATTTTTGTCCTAACGGAATTGAAACTCGTTTTGATATTGACGATTTCTTGCGTGGATCTGCTTTAGAGCGTGCGCAAGTTTATGAAATCCTAAATCGCATTGGCGCAATGAGCGTTGAGCAAATCCAAGAGGAGGAGGATCTAATTCGATGAAAATTAGTTTCCCAATAGAAATAACAGCTGCTGACACGAACAAGCGAACTATCTCAGGAAAGATCGTAACTTGGGATGAGCAAGGCTCAACAAGTGCCGGATTAACTGTTTTTGAGAAAGACAGCATTGATTTCTCTAAGCCTGTAAAATTATTACTCGAGCACCAAACAACAAAGCCATTGGGCAAGTTAATTGATATAACTGCTACAGATTCAGGCTTGGAAGCGACTTTTCGTTTAGCCAAAACATTTAGAGCTGATGATGCTCTTGAGGAAGCAGCCACCGGACTTCGTGATGGTTTTAGCGTGGGCGTAAAGATTAATGAATGGAAAAATGTGGAAGGCGTGTTACGCATCCAGTCAAGTTCCTTGCAAGAGGTCAGTTTGGTAACTGATCCAGCAATCGACAGCGCAAGAGTGGCTGAGGTCGCAGCAAGTCAAACACCAGAGAATTCCGAAGCAACCGCTGAGGAAACTACAACACAGGAGGACAAAGTGTCTGATACAACATCAGAAGCTCCTATCGCAACCGAAGCGGTAGAAGCATCACAAGCTCCAGTTGTAACTGCTCAATACATGGCATATACAAAGCCTCGTGTTGATACAAATGTTACAGCAGGACAATATCTAAACGCACAAATTAAAGCATTGGGTGGCGACAATGATGCTCGTGACCTACTTGCAGCATTACAGATTGCAACAGTTACTGAAAACACCGGAACTGTTCCACCAAACTATTTGCGTGATCTAATCGGCATAATTGATTCAAGCCGTCCATTTATCGATTCAATCGAGCGAGCACCACTACCAGCAACAGGAATGAAAATTTTCACACCTAAGTTGGGCACACAAGCAACTGTTGCAGTAACTTCAGAAGGTTCAGAGTTTTCATCAACTGACACCGCTGTTACATTCCAAGAGGACACAATCGTCAAGTTCGCTGGAGCAAATGTTGTAAATGTTGAGTTGTTTGATCGTTCAGACCCNGCATTCGCAGAATTATTGGTTCGTGAGTTAGCTGCATCTTATGCACAAAAGACCGATCAATATGCTGCACAAATTGCATCACAGAATGCAAGTGCATCAACTGGCGCATCAATCTACGCATCAATCGTTGATGGAATTTCTGATTCCTATGGCGTAATGCGCTTTACACCTAACCGACTATTGGTTGCTCCTTCAGGTGGAACAAACGGAATTGACTTTGCTGGATTACTTGCAGCAACAGCTGATAGCCGTCCACTATTTGCAGCAGCAGCACCACAAAATGCTGCCGGCGTGATTACACAAGGATCAACAAACGGCACAGTTGCTGGACTTGATTTAGTTGTAAGTCCTAACTACACAGGTGATGATGCTAACGCCAAGCATGCTTTGGTTTATCCATCACAAGCAATGCGATTCCACGAGAGTGGCACAGTAGAACTTCGTGCCAATATCGTTGCAAACGGACGCATTGAAATTGGTATCTACGGATATGTTTGCGTAGTTAATCGCTACCCAACCGCATTCCGCAAGCTAGCAGTAGCCTAATTTAACTGAGTGCCTAGGGTTGCTCCCGATCCTAGGCATCCATTAATGGGAGTAAGGAGATGACATGCCAAGCATAATTACAGCCACCGAGTTGCGATCCGTCCTTGGTGTGTCATCCGCCTTGTATAACGATACTTATTTAAACCAAATTATTGACACAGCAGAAACTGTTATTCTGCCGATGCTTGTTACATTCAAAGCACCAATTCAAGCAACTTCATTGTCAGACAATGTTGCTACATTTACCACATTAGGAATTCATGAATTTACCGAAGGGCAATCAGTTGTCATCACAGGATGCGGATCACCTTACAACGGAACAAGAGTTGTGCTGGCAGACAATCTTGGACAATATACCTTTTCAGCAATCGATCACTAACGCCGATATACTCGANGCTAATGTCATCCCATCCGGAGTTGCTACCCTTTCTGGCGCATCAACTTATGTTGGAAACGCAGCTGTTCAGTCAGCCGTCTATACAGTTTCAGTCGAAGTCTTTCAAGCAAGACTTGCCGGAGGAGGACAAATCGAAGGAGTAGATTTTTCACCAACACCATTTAGAATGGGTCGATCACTTTTCAATAAGTGCGTTGGTTTATTAGGTTCATATATGGATACTGAAAGCATGGCTCTCTAAATGCCTAACGAAACAATCCTTCAACAAATCCGCACACCTTTAGCAACTGCCTTATCTAGCGTCGCAGGTAATGTTTACGCTTTCGTTCCAGAGTCAATAATTCCGCCTGCAATTGTGTGCGTCCCGGATTCGCCGTATCTTGAATTTGAAACGATAAGCAAAACAAACATTCGGGCTAAAATAAATATGACCATTACAGTTGCGGTTGCATATAACAGCAATCCTGCATCGCTCGACAATATCGAGCAATTAATCATAAGTGTTCTGGCAGTTATTCCGGTTGGATACATTGTCAGCTCGGTTGAAAGACCGACAGTTACTCAAGTTGGTGCATCAACGCTGCTNATCGCAGATGTTCGAGTATCTACCTACTACACGCAAACAATATAAGGAGAAATCATGGCAACAGTCGTAATTACCGGTCGTGATGTTGGTTTATCTTTCACAGGTGGAACAGATATTCAAGCACAGGCGACAAACGCAGTTTTAACCAAGGTCAATGAGCGTCAGGTTTATCAGACCATGGAAGGCGAGGCTTACAAGACCACAAACATTTCAGGAACATTCCAATTGGATATGTTGGCTGACTGGGGCAAGGCAAACTCAGTTTGCGAGGCTCTATGGACAGCTGCTGAAAGCGCACCAGATACAGACATCAGCATGACACTTACAGCTGCATCAGGAGCACAATTCGTGTTTCCAGTAAAGCCAGAGTTTCCAACTGCTGGTGGTTCAGGTGTTGATGCTCAGACAGTATCATTCACCTTTACAGTATCTAAAGGCGCAGTAACCGAAACTTTTAGTTAAAAAATAAAACGGGAGCAAACAAATGAAATTACCAATTACAATTGAATATAACTCAGGCGATCAAGCAACATACATTGCACAACCGCCTGAGTTTGCGAAATGGGAGAAACAGACGGGAAACATAATTGGTCAAATATCTGAGAAGTTGGGTATTTGGGATCTTATGTTTTTGGCTTATCATGCACATAAGCGAGAACTTGGTGGATCCAAGCCCGTCAAAGCAATGGATATTTGGATGGAAACTGTCGCTGATGTAATAGTCGGTGATGCAGACCCAAAAGTCATCCAGAAGGAAGCCTAAATCGATTATTGGTTGAGTTAGCAATAACTACTCACATACCAATGAGCGAATGGGTTGAAGCAGAGGATATTTTAACAGCGATCGAGATATTGGAGCGAAGGAATGGCAAATGAAACAATCGCCTACAACAAATCCGATCTGCGTGATATTTACAAGGCTTTCAAACTTATGGACGAGCAAGCAACAGAGGAAGCAAGAAGTCAATCTGCTGCTTTGGCGTATTTTGCTTCAGAGGAAATTAAGCAGGCAGCTAGAGGCAGAGAGAAATCTGGCAAGGCAGCGCAAAGAATTGCGG